AAATGCTTCTATCAACGATCGAGGCACAGGAACGAAAAAAACCTAGAAGCGAAATTCTTGATTGGGGTACTACAGCAGGAGCACTTGGTGCAACAGCAGCCGCGGTCCCTGGTACCGGAGCCTTGTACAGAGCAAGACGATTACCTACTTTAAAAAGAGCGGCTATGGGTCCACTCCGTGCCGGTAGTTTCGGTCCAGCAATGAAACTGCTTTCAGGAATGTTTACTCCCGCAGGACTTATGGCAACGGAGCCATTAAGAATTGCACAGAAAAGAAGAGAAGGCGAGAGCTGGGGAGAAATAGGAACCGATCCAACTATGTGGATGGGACCAGCATTTGCGCCATCAATGACAAGAATTGCAACAAGAGGAATGAATCCGGCATCTCTATTGCCTAAACTTTTAAGACTGGGCATGAGTCGGGCTGCCTTGGCAGCGATGGGTCCAGTGGGTTGGGCAGGCCTTGCAGCTTCCCTAGGTTGGGAAGGCATGAAGCAATATCAAGATTATAAAAAAGGAAGAGGATTTTTTGCAAGCGATGAAGAATAAAACATTAACTAAAAATATGCCTTATGTGAAATGGAAGGAAATTCCACCTGTAAAAGGGCCGGATTCACAGGGCTTGAATGTTCCCGTAAAACAAGTTAAAACAATAGAGAACTCGAGGAAAATAAATGGCAGACATAGACAAAGTTCTACCTAACGTAGAGCAAACGATAACAATTCCACCTGAAGAAGAAATCATCGCTCATAAAGAAACGGGCATCACTCAAGTTGGTGAAGATGATGTCAGCGTCGAACATCAAGAAGATGGAAGCGTTGATATAAATTTTAATCCGAATGCGGTAAATCAACCGGGCGGAGAAGGCCATTTTGACAATTTAGCAGATTTACTACCAGACGATGTTCTAGGAAAACTAGGTTCAGACTTAAATGAAAATTATATGCAGTATAAATCTTCCAGAAAAGACTGGGAAGATACTTATACTAAAGGTCTGGATCTTTTAGGATTTAAATACGAAAATCCAACACAACCCTTTCAGGGAGCTAGCGGTGCAACTCACCCGGTCCTTGCAGAGTCGGTAACACAGTTTCAAGCACAAGCTTACAAAGAATTGCTGCCAGCAACAGGTCCCGTTCATACCCAGGTAATGGGTAGACCGGACCGACAAAAAGAAGACCAGGCTGTTAGAGTAAAAAATTTTATGAACTATCAGCTTATGGATGTGATGAAAGAGTTTGAACCCGAGTTCGATCAACTGCTTTTTTATCTCCCTCTTGCCGGCTCTGCATTTAAAAAAGTTTATTACGATGAACTTTTGGGCAGAGCCGTTTCAAAATTTGTTCCGGCAGACGATTTAGTTGTTCCATACACTGCAACGTCTTTGGAAGATGCAGAAGCAGTGATGCATACAATTAAAATATCAGAAAATGATTTAAGAAAAAAACAGGTGGGAGGATTTTATAGAGATGTAGAATTAAAACCTGGTTATGACGAAGAATCAGAAGTTAAGAAAAAAGAAAGAGAATTAGAAGGACTTAAAAAAACTAAAGATGAAGATGTTTTTACATTGATTGAATGCCATGTAAATTTAGATCTGGAAGGATTTGAAGACATGGATCCTGAATCTCAGGAACCAACTGGAATTAAACTTCCGTACATTGTAACTGTAGAAATAGCTTCCAGAGAAGTTTTATCAATTAGAAGAAATTACCAAATCGCAGATCCAAAAAAATTAAAAATTGAATATTTTGTTCATTTTAAATTTTTACCGGGTCTAGGTTTTTATGGATTAGGTTTAATTCATATGATTGGTGGTTTATCAAGAACAGCGACAACAGCGTTACGTCAACTATTGGACGCAGGTACGTTAAGCAATTTACCTGCAGGGTTTAAGCAAAGAGGCATTCGTGTTAGAGACGAAGCCCAAGCAATACAACCTGGTGAATTTAGAGATGTAGATGCTCCTGGTGGAAACATCAGAGATGCATTTATGCCTCTTCCTTTCAAGGAGCCCTCTCAGACATTACTTCAGTTAATGGGTATTGTTGTACAAGCAGGGCAACGATTTGCCGCCATAGCTGACATGCAGGTCGGGGACGGCAACCAACAGGCCGCTGTTGGGACGACCATTGCTCTCTTAGAACGTGGTTCCAGAGTCATGTCAGCCATACATAAAAGATTGTATGTGGCGATGAAGCAGGAATTTAATTTATTAGCGGACGTTTTTAAAACTTATCTTCCTCCTGAATATCCTTATGATGTTGTAGGAGCGAACAGAAATATTAAAGTTTCTGATTTTGATGAGAGAGTGGACATTATTCCTATTGCAGATCCAAATATCTTTTCTCAAACACAAAGAATTACAATGGCACAGACAGAATTACAGCTTGCAATGGCAAATCCACAATTGCATAATTTATATGAAGCATTTCATGACATGTATCAGGCAATTGGAGTGAAAGATGTGGATAAAATTCTTCCCCCGCCGCAACCGCCTCAACCAATGGACCCTGCAGTTGAAAATATTTTGGCTATGTCCAACAAACCGTTCCAAGCTTTCAAAGGTCAGGACCATACAGCGCATATCACAACTCATTTAAACTTTATGTCTACCAATTTAGCGCGAAATAACCCGGTTGTACTTGGAGCACTCGAAAAAAACATTTTTGAACATATTTCTATGATGGCACAAGAACAGTTAGAAGTTGAAATGAGAGAAGAAATTGCGCAATTGACGCAAATGCAGCAACAAATACAAGCGAACCCAATGATGCAGCAAAATCCTCAAGTTCAACAACAATTAATGCAGATGTCAATGGCGTTGGAGTCCAGAAAAGCGAAATTAATTGCAGAAATGATGCAGGAATTCATGGAAGAAGAAAATAAAATAATGGGTCAGTTCGGAAACGATCCAATTGCTAAATTAAAAGCAAGAGAATTGGATTTAAGAGCTATGGATAACGAGAAAAAAAGAGAGCAAGATCAAGAAAAGATTAATATGGAGAGATCTAAACAATTGATGGGTCAAGAGCAGTTTGATGAGAAACTAGAACAAAATGAAGATTTAGCTGAACTTAGAGCCGAAACATCTCTAGTTAAACAGGAGATGGCTAATGAGGTTAAACTTAGACAGGATCGAATGAAACAAAGAGATGTTCGTATCTTGAAAGGTCCTAGAAGATAGTATACAATTAAACAAGGAGAAAAATATGTCAAAAAAACCGACTGAAAAACAACTACACACTAGTGGAAAAATGCTAGGAGTGGGCAAAGATGGTTTGCAAACAGGTGGTATTAAATTTAAAGCACCTTTAGGGCAACCAACTAAAAATAAAGTTAAGGGCCAAAGAAGAATGCTCGCTTCTAAAAAATCTGAAGTAAGCTGGTGGTAATATGGCTTGGTTTAGTTTAGCTAAAATAGCGCTTCAAGCTGGCGGAAAAATTTATGCTAACAGACAAAGAGCAAAAGTTGCTATGTCTGATGCACAGCTTTTACACGCAGAGCGACAAGCTCGCGGTGAGGAAGCTTACCAGGGAAAATTACTAGAAGCCCGACAGACAGATCTTAAGGACGAATTCGTCCTTATAATTTTAAGCGCGCCCATAATAATTTTGGCCTGGGGGGTCTTCAGCGACAATCCGGAAGCCTTAAACAAGGTTAAAATCTTCTTTGAGCATTTTGCGGCACTCCCAACTTGGTTTTCTTCACTTTGGGTACTTGTATGTGCGTCAATTTTTGGTATAAAGGGAACACAGATTTTTAGAAATGGAGGCAAAAAATAATGTCAAAAAAATCTAGACGAAGAAATAAAAGATTATTAATGTTAGCTGCATTAGCAGGTGGCGCAGCTTTGGCTGGAAGAGGAAGAGGAATAGCTCAAGGTGTGAGCGGTGCTGATAAAGCAAAATTTACATCCGACGCTGCATATTCACCAGCACCAGTTACTGGTGTCGCTGAAAAAGTTGCTCCAGCTGATACAGTTGATACAGGTGGTTCGTATAAATTTAAACCTAGAGTTCATCCGGGCACAATTTTAAATCAGAGAAGAGCTACGCCAGGTTATGGTGTAAAAGGTCCGCCAGGTATTTTAAATCCTTATAATCCAAGAACTCATGTAGGAAGAGGTAATTTTAATTATAAAAAAGGTGGAAGAGTTACTGGAATTGCAAAACGTGGTTTTGGTAGAGCATTAATGAAGGGGAAAAAATAATGAGACAAAATGGAGTAAGATCACCAGTAAGATTTCCTTATTCTCAAGGAATGAAAAAAGGTGGCAAAGTTAAAAAGAAACAAGGTTACAAAGATAGAGAAGATGAGTCTATTAGTGCAAGACGTGGAAAAGAATCCACTAAGAAACAATCTTTCAAAGATCGAAGAGACGAGTCCTATGGAAAATGGGGCAAACGTACTCGTGGAAAAATAAATAGATAATATGGGTGATATATCTTTAAGAGGAAAAGGAGTCGTTCGAGTTCGTAAGAATTTAGGTGGTCCTATGAGTACTGCTCGTAGAGATATGACTCATGGATATTATCAACCTGATATGGGAATGCAGGGTGGTCAAATGTTTCGTGGTGGTGGAGTCGTTAAGAAAAAAGGCAGCATAGGAGTTGCTTTAAAACATGGTGGCCGAGCTAGAAAATTTGGAGGCGGACGAACAAACTTAATAGAAGAACTAGGTCGTGTTGAAGCTAAACCATCAAATCCAAATCGAAGAGCCGAAATAAGTAGAATTCATAGTGAATTAAATAGAGGCTATAAAACTGGTGGAAGGGTCGGCCTTAAAAAAGGTGGCTCTGATAAAAATTGGATTCAAGACGTTAATAAATCAATCAAAAAACGTGGTACTAAAGGAAAATGTACACCTATTACTAAACCAGGTTGTACAGGAAGAGCCAAAGCTTTAGCAAAGACGTTTAAAAAGATGGCTAGAAAGAGAAAGGGCTAATTGCCATTTAAATCAGAAAAACAAAGAAGATATCTCTGGAAGAAAGAACCGGCGATAGCTAGAAAGTGGACAAAAAAGTACGGAAGTAAAAAAGTAAAAAGGAGGAAAAAATAATGGAAGACCTTGTATTTATAAGTAAGGTACAGAGAATTATCAAAATGCGTCATGACGATGTTGTTGCTGCCATGGTTTCAGGTGGTGTTGACAATATGGAAAAATATCAGTATATGTTAGGACAAGTACGGACGTATCAATATTTAAGTCAGGAAATATCCAGCCTGCTAGAAAAAAAGGAGCAAAAAGAAGATGGCGGAAAAATTGTTAGCATCAAAGGAAACACCAAAAATCCACTTACCCCATAAGGATTTAGTTGGGGTTAAGCCCTTAAAGAAACAACAAGATTTAACTTCAGAATCAGCAAAGCTTCCAAAACCAACAGGTTGGAGAATTTTAGTTTTACCTTTTAAACAAAAAGACAAAACGAAAGGTGGAATTATAATGACAGACAGTACGATAGAAAAATCACAAGTAGCATCAACTTGTGGTTTAGTTCTTGCGACAGGACCCCATTGTTATGATAAGGAAAAATTTCCAGAAGGTCCCTGGTGCAAGAAAGGTGATTGGATTATCTTTGCAAGATATGCCGGGTCACGAATTAAAATAGATGGGGGCGAGATAAGACTTCTGAATGATGATGAAGTTTTAGCGACCGTGGAACGCCCTGAAGATATATTCCACGAATTTTAACCATAGGAGAAACTATGCCAGAAGACAAAGAAGAGAAAACAGTAGATATAGATACTTCAGGACCTGAAGTAGATGTAGCTATTCCAGAGGAGAAAGAAACATCAGTACAACAGGAGGAAACAAATGCAGAAACTGATAATAAAGACAGTGATAAGTCCGATGATTCATCTGAGAAATCTGATGAGCAGTTGGATGCTACACCGAGCGAACCAGAAACTAAGAAAACTCCAGAAGAAGGGGATAGTAAGCCAGCAGACGACAGTAGCCCAGTTGAAGAATATTCTGCGGGGGTTAAAAAAAGAATAGCCAAGCTTACTAAACGTATGCGTGAAGCTGAAAGACAACGGGAAGAAGCCGTGTCTTATGCTAGACGTGTTCAAGGAGAAAGAGACCAATTAACTAGAGTTGCAACTGATTTAGATAAAAACTATGCTGACGAGATGGAGGGAAGAATTTCTTCTTCCTTGGCAGCAGCGCAAGCTAAATTAGCGGCAGCTAGAGAACAAAGTGATGCTAAAGCTGAAGTAGAAGCTTTAACATCAATTTCGCAATTAGGTTATGAACAAGGCAAATTAGCAGAACTAAAAACGCAGCATAAAATGGAAGAAACCGCTGCTAAAACTAGTAAGCTACAGCGCCCTGCTCAAACCCAATCAACACCTCCACCAGATCCCAAAGCGGAAGCCTGGGCGGAGAAAAACGAGTGGTTTGGCAAAGACAATGCCATGACATACACTGCTTTTGATCTACATAGAAAACTTACTGAAGAGGAAGGGGTTGACCCTAAATCTGATGAATATTATGAGGAAGTTGATAAGAGAATAAGACTTGAATTTCCCCACAAATTTGGTAAGAATACTGTAGCAGAAAAAACGACTAGCAAACCTACACAAAACGTTGCCTCTGCAACGCGTAGTTCAAGAACGGCAGGTCGCAAAACGGTAAGACTCACACCTTCCCAAGTAGCAATTGCTAAAAAATTAGGTGTGCCACTAGAAGAATATGCGAAACAACTTATAAACACGCAGGAGGCGTAGGCATATGAAAAAAGAAAAAAACACTTCCCGTGCGAGCCAAACAAAAAAAGAAACGCGTAAGAAAGTTTGGACTCCACCATCGTATTTAGATACACCCAACGCGCCAAATGGATTCAGACACAGATGGGTCAGGATTGAAATTTTGGGATTCGTTGACACGAAAAACGTACAAGGACGCTTAAGATCCGGCTACGAATTAGTGAGAGCAGACGAATATCCAGAAGGTGAGTATCCAGTAATCCAGGATGGCAAATACACAGGGGTGATCGGACACGGCGGCCTAGTGCTGACTAGAGTACCGGAAGAGATCGCGCAGTCAAGACAAGATTATTTTGCTCAACAAGCAAGAGATCAAATGGTTGCAATGGATAACGATTTAATGAAGGACCAGCATAAGAGTATGCCGATCGAAATCGATCGACAGTCTCGTACAACCTTCGGTGGTACAAAGAAGTAATTACTTCTCGGGATAACAACCAATTCCCTACCAGCGATTAAATTAACCGTGAACTACGAAAGTAGTTCGCACAAGGAGAAAAGCTATGGCTAACGATAGTTCAACGGCCTTTGGATTTAGACCGTTGAGAAAAGTAGGTCAGACAGATAATAACGGTGGTTTAGGTGAATGGAAAAAGGGCTCAGGCTCTGCAGCTATTTACCATAACGAACTAGTTTACTTGACAACAGGAGGAGTACTATTATCTTCTACTGTTTCGACAAGTACTAACATAGGCGTATTAAACGGCAGTTTTTACACTGATCCTACAACAAGCAAGCCTACTTGGTCTACCTATGCACCTAGCGTCGCAGCAAGCGATCATGTGTGTCTTCTTTATGATGACCCACAACAAATGTTTGAAGCGATGACACTACTAACAAATTACACAGATCCGGCTGCATCAGTCGGTGCTTGTGTACCTATTGTAGTGGGCACAGGGGCAACAACTGCTCCATTTTCGAGCAGAAATTCCCTAGGCACTATTGGTACAAACGATCAGATCAAGATCTTAGGCTTAACGAGAGATACCGGACATCAGGACGTATCCGTCGCAGGAAGCGTATGGAGAGTCATGATTAACCAGCATATTCTCGGCAACAACGTTACAGGCGTAGCATAAGGAGAATAAACTATGGCAATATCACGTAATCAGCTAGTCAAAGAACTAGAGCCAGGTTTAAACGCCTTGTTTGGCCTGGAATACAAACAGTACGAAAATCAAGCAAGTGAGATTTACGTTACTGAATCATCTGATAGAGCTTTTGAAGAAGAAGTTATGTTATCAGGTTTCGCACAAGCAAAAGTAAAACCAGAAGGATCTGGTGTAGCTTTTGATAATGCACAAGAAACTTTCACAGCAAGATACACTAACGAGACAATTGCTCTCGCTTTTGCTATCACTGAGGAAGCTATTGAAGATAACCTGTATGACAGACTTGCTTCTAGATACACAAAGGCTTTAGCAAGATCGATGTCACAAACAAAACAAGTTAAAGGGGCTGCGCCTCTGAATAATGGATTACCTTCATTGAGTTCATTTACTTCAGGAGACGGCCAACAATTGTTTAGTACTGCGCATCCAACGATCGCAGGTACTTTTCAAAATACTTTAACTACACAAGCTGACTTAAACGAAACTTCATTAGAACAAGCACTGATTGATATCGCTGCTATGACTGATGAAAGAGGTTTAAAAATTGCAGCTAAAGGTGTAAAAATGATTGTGCCACCGGCGAACCAATTTACTGCTGAGAGATTGATGAAATCTCAAGGTAGAGTTGGTACTGCTGATAATGATGTCAATGCAGTCAAATCTATGGGAATGATTCCTCAAGGTTATAGAGTGAATAATTTCTTAACTGATACTGACTCTTGGTACATTACTACAGATGTCCCTAATGGGATGAAACACTTTAACAGAGCTCCTCTTACAACTAAGATGGAAGGGGACTTTGATACTGGCAACGTTAGATACAAAGCTAGAGAAAGATACG